CGATAAAATAATTTAAGATATGGAATTTAGTTACAAACCTTTAGGGGATAGAGTTGTCGTAAAAATTGTAAAACGACACGATGAAAAAACAGCAGGTGGTTTATACAAACCATCTGGTTCAGATACAACAATGTTGGGTGAAGTTGTTGCAGTTGGTAATGGGTTATTTACTCAGACAGGAGATTCAATCCCAATGACCGTTAAGGTGGGTGATTTGGTTCTTTTAGAAGGGACTGGATTCAAACACCGCAATGGTAAAGATACTTATAACATTTATAGAGAAAGTGAGTTGTTATCTGTATTAGAAGAAAAATAAATAAAAATTAAAAGTTATGATACACATTTTAGATGAAAATCAAATAGCAGAAAACTACGAAAAGTTTCGTAAGTTAATTAACCAAACGTTTACAGGTGAGAGATTAGAAGCTCTTAACAAAATGTATGACCATCTTGAAGATAGAATTATCCTTACTCCTGCATCATCAACCGAACATTTCCACAACGCATTTGCTGGTGGATATGTTGACCACGTATTGAGAGTTACGAGAAATGCAGTTAAGGTATTCGATTTACATACTGAGTTAGGAATCGGTGATGGTGGATACGATAAGGAAACTGTAATCTTTACAGCACTCCATCACGACTTAGGTAAAGTTGGTAACGCTGATGAGAGTTGGTACATCCCAAATGATTCACAATGGCATGTTGAGAATCAAGGAAAGATTTACAAAACTAATCCATCAATGCATTGGATGAATTTGAATGATAGAACATTTTGGATGTTGAATCATTTTGGAATCAAAATATCAGAGGTAGAATACTTAGGTATCAAACTTACTGATGGGTTGTATGATGATGCTAACAAAGAATATTACATCGCATACAATAAAGATAACTCATTAAAGACTGGATTACCATTTGTAATGCACCAAGCTGATATTATGGCTGCTAGATTCGAAAACGAAAGATGGATGAAGATGAAGCAAGGTGAGCTCACTACGAAGAACGTAGGTGGTAGACCAACTAAGAAACAAAAATTAGAAAACGTAACTATGCCGGAGAAGATTGATTTTAAATCTATCTTTGGTGAAGTAGAGGAAGCATAATTATGGAATTATTATTCATAGTAATATTATCAGTTTCAACCTTACTATTAGGATACACAACATACAATCTCCTTCGTAAAAACGAAGCATTAGAAGATGAGGTGGAGTTCGCAGACACGTATTTAGAGTCTACATATACATCTATGAAAAATGCATATGATAGAATGAAGAAGGTAGATAGGTTAGGTTCGTTTGAGGCTGATGATGAGAGTGGGTATATCTTTGAAGAGATTAAATCCGCATTGGAACAATTAAACGAAACATATAACTTAGATGCCGAGAAAGAGAAAGAATAAAAGGTATTTCACAAAGATTACTGAGATTGCTATTAACGCATATAATGGATGTGATGACCAGAAACTAAAAAATAAAATCTATAACAGATTTATTCACTATCCATTTGATAAAATGGCAGAGAATGTAATTCATACATACAAAACCTATTATTTCGATGTACCATATGAGGATGTTAAGGCAAATGTAGTTGCGTTTCTCAATGAAAAGATTCATAAGTTTAATGGTGATAATGGTAGAGCATTTTCATATTTTACAGTAGTAGCAAGAAACTATTTGTTCAATGAAAACAATGCCAACTATGCACGAATGAAATCTAGAGATGATTTAACCAAAGTTGATTCATCTCGTAATATTGTTAATGAGGTGGTTAGTCAACAAATGCAAGAATCTAAATCAGATTTTATAGACCACTACACTCAATATATTGATTATCATTTGGATGATTTATTTGTAAAAGATAGAGATAAGGCAATAGCAGATTCTATAAATGAGTTATTTAAAAACAGAAACGATTTATATTCGTACAATAAGAAAGCACTTTATATACTTATTAGAGAGAGAACTGGAGTTCATACTCAGTATATCACAAAGGTAGTTGGTAAATTAAAACTTATTTATGCAGAACTTTATACTGAGTACAACAAAACAGGTCATATTACAGTGATGTATAAATTAAAGGATAGTAATGGATAAGGATACTGAATTATTTAAAGGTAAAACATTTTCAGATATCATGTCGGATATCTATAATAATTCTAAAAAGAAAGATAGACAGTTAAAACTTCTAATCGCTCAATTAGAACCATTGGTTAAAAATATAAACGATGCAACGGTTGTAGTTCCATTGATTAAGGAGTATATGGAAGTATCTGTTAAGAACGATGAACAAATTGTAAAACTTGCAGCAATCGTTCAAAGAATGATGAAAGACGCTAACTCAGATGAAATGGGTGGTGGTTTAGGATTATCTGAAGAAGAGAAAAAACAACTTTTAGAAAATGCAAAGGCAATTGATGCTAAAATAGATTCTCTTCAAAACGAAGGAGATGAATAATGGCAGCATCGGGTACACTCATAACAAGTGGAACGGTTACATCAATAACACTTACTGACAACAACCCAAATGCCGTTCTTAGTATAGCAGTAAGAACACAAGGTGTGGGTAGTAGTTTAACCGCATATCCACTGGATGCAAACATTAAAAGAGTACCATTAATTGGTGAACAGGTTGTTGTAATTAAAGGAACATCTCCTGGTAAATCTCCTGGTAAACAGGCAACTCGTTCTTATTATCTAAATCCAACTGCAGTACAATTGAACGTTCATAATAACGCACTACTCAACGCAGATAGTGTGGGTTTCTCAGGTGGTGGGATTGGAGTTCCAACTGGATTTGAAGAAAGAGATGATGTTGGTTCATTACAACCATTCTTAGGCGATGTTCTAATAGAGGGTAGGTTCGGACATTCATTAAGATTTGGATACACCCCATTGTTATCAATAACATCTAAAAGACCAAGTTGGAATGCGCCAGGTAAGGTGTCCGAGCCAATCACTATATTATCTAATGGTAGAAAATCTGGTGGTAGTTTCAATAAATTTATTATAGAAGATATTAACGATGATTTATCATCGATATGGTTAACATCCAAACAACAACTAAAATTAAAACCATCTCAGAAAAAAATAGGCGATGGTGTTAAAAATCCAAACCTATGGAAAGACCCATCAATTGTATTAAATTCAGATAGGTTATTTTTAAATGCAAGAGATGAGCGAGTAATCATATCTGGTAAGAAAGATATTGTAAACGCAACTCCTAAATGGGCGATGGAGATGGATAAATTTTTCACCCTTATGGAAGATTTGGTAAGTGAGTTGGTAGATTTAACTTCGGCTAAAGCAACATATGCAACTGGTGTAGGCCCAACTGGCCCTGCTACAAATGCTGCTAAAGTTCAAAAGATTTTCGATGAACTAAAAAAGATGAAACAATAAAATGCCTGCAATCTGGCCAACATTCCAATCCAGCGTAGCTCCTTACTTAGATGATGTTAAGACGGAGAAAACTTTTAAGCAAACTGCTAAGAAGATTGCTGATGAGTATCACAAAGCTGTTGCTACTGCCAACATAATATTAATACCTGGAAACATACCAATGAAACGACCATCTTCAAAGGGTATTGAAGATGCTATAGCCGATGCGTTGGAGAAGATTTACAAATCGGAAAAAAAACCAATACCATCGCAGTTTACACCTTGGGCTAACGAATTGGTTAAGTATTGGAATAAGGTTGAGTTCAGCCCAGTACCACCTCCTGTAACACCACCACTCATACCAAATCCAACATTGGCGGCTACTCCAAACAAAATTAACAAAGTTTTAAATGGGGGTGTAGCCGCAACAATTCAATCAGGATTATTTGCAGCTTGGAACAATCCACCTGTAAGTACACCTATGGGTAATATTATATGTGGAAAGATGATTACAACATTCACAGCACACTTAGCTAGTATTAGTGGAAAGTATGATGGGGCATTACCCCCACCATCACCACCAACACCCACACCATTTCCTTGGGTTGGCGTAGTATAAAACAAAACAATTTGATATTTATATAAAAGTATATTATTATGAAGGCAAAAGAATTAGCACAATTATTAGAAGTAATCGTTAGAAAAGTGGTAAGGGAAGAACTTAAACCAATCTTAAAAGAGGTTAAACAAAGTTCTAAACCAGTTATTAGAGAGCGTGTAGTAGATAATAGTAAGATAACTAAAGACCCATTAGATATTTCAGGTCTATTAGAAACTAAAAAACCTAAAACACAAAAGTTCTCAGAAAACCCATTACTAAATGATATGTTAAATGAAACCGCACAGAGTGGTGAATGGAAAAGTATGGATTCTACATTTACATCACAACAGGCACAAGGATTCAATAGAGCACAAATGGCTGAGATGTTAGGTTATGGTGATGGTGTAGCAACCACAACAAATATGACACCAACCTTAGACCCGGATGGTAAACCTATGAATGTTAATATTGAGGGCACTGCAGTTGGTGATGCTTTAACAAGAGATTATTCTTCATTGATGAAAACCATCAATGCTAAGAAGGGGAAATAATAAATGGCTAAACAACGTAAAGAATATTCGTATCAAACTTTAGATTTACAACCTGATGTAGCGATTGGGGTAATGCTACCTTTTGGTAAACCAAAGGGTTTGTTTCAGTTAAGTTATACAACCGAACAACAGGCCGTATCTAATCTAAAAAGTTTACTATTAACTCGAAAAGGTGAACGAGTGTTTCAACCTAACTTTGGTTCTGATGTTTATTCTTTAATGTTTGAAAACATTAATAGTGATTTATCATCAACACTAGATGAATCTTTACGAGAAGATATAGAATATTGGTTACCTTACATAATTATTGATGATATAGCTATTGAAGTTATAGAAGATAGAAATTATGTTAGGATAGAACTATCTTTTAGAGTTACCGAACAAGGTGCTAACCAACAAATAATTCTATTTATAGATAATGCGGGAACTACCACAATAGAATAGGTTTAAAAATGGCAAAGAAAATTAACAATGATTTAGTACAAAAAGATGTATCGTTAATAGGTAGAGACTTTGGTGAGATTCGTAAGAATCTGATAGATTTTTCAAAAAACTATTTTCCAAACACCTACAATGATTTTAACGAAGCATCGCCTGGTATGATGTTTATGGAAATGGCATCGTATGTAGGTGATGTACTTTCTTTTTACACAGATACTCAATTAAGAGAATCAGTTTTAACAAACGCTGAAGAAAGTTCAAATCTATTTAATCTAGCAGCTGCATATGGTTACAAACCTAAAAATTATGTACCTGCCACAACTAACTTAGATGTATTTCAATTAGTTCCATCTAAAGGAAGTGGTGATGATGTAAGACCTGATTTTGATTATGCATTAAAAATAGCAGAGGATATGCAGGTAGGTTCATCCGAAAACAATGATGTAAACTTTATAGCATCGAAAAACATTGATTTTGCATTCTCATCATCATTTGATACAACGGAAGTATCCGTATATCAAGTTGATGAAAACACAAATGAACCTATATACTATTTGTTAAAGAAAAAAGTAAAAGTATCAAGTGGTACTGTTGAAACAAAAACATTTACATTTGGTTCTCCAAAGATTTATGATAAGATTAAGATAGAAGAACCTAACTTTATAAGAATAAAATCAATAGTAGATGATGATAGCGATGAGTGGACACACGTACCATACTTAGCACAAGATACTGTATTTGAACAGATTGAGAACAACGAAGATAACTCAACCGCGTTTGTAGAGTATAGTGGTGATACACCATACCTATTAGAATTGAAGAGAGTACCTAAAAGATTTATCACAAGATTTGAAGATAGTGGGGTAGTAGTAGTTCAGTTTGGGGCTGGTATATCACAAAACGCGGATGAGGAAATCGTACCAAACCCAGATAATGTGGGTTCTAATCTATATAACATAGTTGGTGATTTAGACCAGGGTATAGACCCATCTAACTTCCTATACACCAAAACATATGGAGTAGCACCATCTAACACAACATTAACTGTTGAGTATTTGGTTGGTAATGGTATAGTAGATAATGTTCCTGCCAAAGATTTAACAAACATAGTATCCATAGATACATCATTTGCAAATGAAAGAAATTTAGATAGTACCATAACTGGATTCGTTAGAAATTCGGTTGCAGTTACAAACCCAGAACCAGCACGTGGTGGTCGTAGTGAAGAAACATTAGAAGAAATTCGTAACAACGCAATGTCGTTCTTTGCTGCTCAAAACAGAACTGTAACTAGAGAAGATTATGTTATGAGGTGTTACGCATTACCACCACAATTTGGTTCTTGTGCAAAAGCATATTTATCACAAGATTATCAGATTGAAAATAAAAAATCCGATGGTACAACAATTTCATCTGAGATTCCAAATCCATTAGCTTTGAATTTATATACAATGGGTTATGATGATACTAAAAAGTTAGTACCTCTAAACCCTGCAACGAAAAATAATCTAAGAAGTTATATAGCATATTATAGATTATTAACAGATGCAGTTAACATAAAAGATGCACATATTATTAACATTGGTATTGATTTTGAAATTACGGTGTTACCACAATATAATTCAAATGAAGTTCTTTTAAGATGCATAAATGCATTAAAAGAGTATTTTAATATTGATAATTGGAGAATTAATGAACCAATTCAACTATCTAAAATTTATGTATTATTAGACCAGGTAGATGGTGTTCAGAGTGTTATAAGACCCGATAAGGATGGAATTGGTGGTTTACAAATATATAACAAATTTAATGGTAACTATTCACCTAACAAATATAGTATTAATAATGCTACAAAAAATGGCGTAATTTATCCAGCGTTAGACCCATCAATATTTGAAGTAAAATTTCCAAATTCCGATATTAGAGGACAAGTGATAACACAATCATTCTAAGGAGATACAAAATGATATATAGAATATACGGACAGAAGGATACTACAATTTACGAACATGGACTTCGTAGAAACCAAAACACAGGTATAGATTCTGTATTAGAGGTTACTAAATTCTTCGATGAAGATACTGATGAGAATTGGATAGGTAACAGTAGAATTTTAACTCAGTTTGATTTATCTCCAATATCATCATTAATATCATCAGGTGATATTTCTGGTAATAAAAAATTCTATCTGAACTTAACATCGGTTGATGAATTAGAGGTTCGTGCTGAATATCAATTAAATGTACATCAGGTATCTGGTAGTTGGATTAATGGACTTGGTAAATATAATGATAACCCAAAAAACACATCGGGATGTAATTGGGTATATCGAAATGATAATGAAGCATGGAGTGTATCATCCGCACAAATATTCAATGGTATCAGAGAAGTTGGAGTTCCAACTGAAGGTATTGTATTATACGAAGGATTTTCTGAAGGAACTGGTTCTTTATTTTTAACACAATCAATCAATGATATTAGGGGTAACTCCCCATCCATATCTATAAGTGATAATAGATTATTTATATCCGCATCTAATTTTGCAGGTACAACATTAGTATTCCCAGCACAATTAGATGAGAACCAAACATATGGTGTTCAGTTTCAAATCGACCCTGGTTCGTTTGATGATATACAATTTAGAGTTTTAGATGCAGATGGTGTTTTAAAAGCAGATGATGATTATGAAGGTTTTGTAGGTAGAATTACAACACCATCAACACAATCGTTTGATTTAACATCTACAACCGCAGGGGAGTATCAATTACAATTTACATTCTTTGATGGTAGTGGTGATGGAACATCAACAACTGGTTCGTTTGATGAGATATATGTTTACGAAAAAACAGGTAATACAATTGCGTATGAAACGTTTGCGTTTAACAAAGGTGGATTTTTATTAAGAAACGTTGTTAAAAATACAAATGATGAACTACCTCGTATGTTTGTATCCGAATCTAAATTAAATTTATATGCAGATAATATTGGTGGTGGTGATGCAACATACATTGAAACTCTATCAACCGATTTAGAATATACTTTAAGTTGTGAGGTTGAACCGGGTGATTATCCTGAAATAGGATTTACCATATACGACCCAAATGGGTTAAAGTATAGAAACGGTGTTACAAGCTTATCTTCATCATTTACAACACCTCAAACTCAATCGATAGTATTTACACCACAAATTGCCGGTGATTATATATTCGCATACACATTCTTTGATTCAGGTTCTGCAGGTGCGAGTGGTTCGTTGGATAACTTTAAATTAGTGTATTCAGGTTCAATACCCCAACCACCACAAATTGAAGCCGGGTATTATAAAAACGAAGGTGGAGCAACGTGGTACACTTCATCAGTAAGTAACACCACCATATCTCAAACATTTAACAAATACACCAAAGATTTAAATGTTGAAGTTACTGATTATGTTAATGATTGGTTGAGTGGTAGTAGAGAAAATAATGGATTCCTTATCAAAAGACCTGCAGCACAAGAAAGTGGTTCTATTAGATATGGTTCATCTAAATTCTTTTCAAATGAAACCAATACAATTTATGTACCTACATTAGAAGTAAGATGGGCTACTGGTTCATTTGAAACTGGTTCACTAAGTGAACTTACTGATGATAACATTACATTATACGTTAAGAATATACTTACTGAGTATAAGGAAACTTCTAAAGCAAAACTTAGATTAGTTGGTAGGGCTAAATATCCACAAAGAACATTCGCAGATTCATACCCATACACTACTATTAAATATTTGCCGGAAACTACTTATTATCAAGTAAAAGATGTAGAAACTAATTTATCAATAATTCCATATGATACAACTTACACAAAAGTGAATTGTGATTCAACTGGAAACTATTTTGATTTTTGGTTTAACACTCTTCAACCAGAAAGATTCTATCGTTTTGATTTCAGAGTAGATAGAAATGGAAAAAATGAGTACTTTGAAGGACCTATATTTAAAGTGGTTAGATAATGGCAGAAACAAAAGTAGATAAAGTTGCAGAAAAGGTAGAGAGACGGGATATTCGAAGAAATTTCTCTAATCAAATTATATCCTATGGATTGCCTGAAGATGGTAAGTTAAAATATGGATATAAGAGGTTACCTGCGCAATCGGTGGTATATTCAGCAGAATCCTATGATAAATCTATTGATAGATTATCAACCGAATTAATATCAAATGTGGGTGATTTAAGAATCACCGAACAAACATTAAATTATGTACAATTTCTAACACCATCTGGTGAAGCTGAATTTGAAGATACGTTTAGTGGTAGATACGCAATAACCGATGGTGCAGCTGAAGTTCCAGGTGGTGGTAAGTCTTGGACTGGATATAAAAATAATCACTATATTAATCCATATGTAGGTCCCGGTAGTGTTACACAATACCTAGACCATAGAAATAATTTTAGGCATGGTGGGTATCGTACCATTCCATTTGATAAGGCTGAAGAAGGCCCTGGTTTAGAAAATGGTGGTTATGTAATCACACCTGAACTTATTGAAAGTGGTAAGAGTTTAAAACTTACTGCAATAATCGGAGTTGCAAATGAACTTAAAGATAGTTCTGGTAACAACTTAGATAAATCCGTTCGGTTTAAATTCAAATTTAATAGAATCAGAAAACCATACGTTGCAAATATATCCGATAACTTAGGAAACGCAAAGTATGAATCATTTGATAGAGGTGAATATGGATTTATAAAAGTAGAGTTTGATGTATTAAATTCTAAAATGCAAGTTGGTGATATTTGGGAACTACAAGGACAAGTAACAACGAGTTACAGAGGATGTTTCTTCTATGGTAATAAATCTATATTTAAAGTAGATGTGATAGAAACTCCATTAGTTGCAACCACAACTAAAAAAGCACCAACTAGAAATGTCAGAATGCAACCATCCGATGAAAGCATAGCACCAGCCTCTAATGATACACAACAATCAACTACGGGCTCACCAATGGGTAGTGGTGTAGGTTCACCAAGCGGAGCTGGAAATACAACATCCAATCCTCGAAGTGGTGCAGGTACGGGAAGTGGTTCGGGTAGTGGAACAACTAATAGTGGTGCTGGTGTAGGTTCATCAGATTCACCAAGTGGAAGTGGTTTTAATAGTACTAATCTAAAACCACCAATCAATAGAGGGGGTATGGTATAAACTATGGCAATAGATAGATATCAAAAACCAGAAATACTAACTGATGTGAAAACACCAGTAGATAGTGTTGCCGTTTATTCCTTTTTAGATTCGGCACGTTTAAGTAAAACACCATTGGTTTTAACCCAACAATTGTTAAACCAATCGTATGTACATAAACACATCTATTCTGAGAATAATTTATTACACTCATCAGTATCACCATTACAATATGAAGTAACTTCTGAAGATAAAGCAAACTATACATATGATATATTATTAACACCTGAAAAGGATGTTAGAAAAGCAGATGTACCACGTGGTACATATAACATCGTATATAATTTTCTAAAACCATTTTCTTCAAAGTTAAGAATAAAAAACATTTCAGCAGATTCTACTGAGATTGAATTAGAGGTAGATAATTCAAACTACAGTCTAAAAAGATTATATGATTTAGTAAATAGTAGTAAAAACTACAAAGATAATTTAGTTTTAAATTTTGGTAAGAATAATCTATTCACAATAACGGATATTACTTTTGCTAATAACGAAGTAATTGGTGAACAACAACGTTGGCCAAAACACCCATCAGGTAAATACAATGGGCTTGATGTTACATACTTTCCATCAGAAGAAGATAGTGATAGAAATATTTGGATAGAGGTTTATAAAGGAACAAGATTAACAACTGGTAGAGCTACATCATTTACACCAATTGTAGATGAACAAACTTGGCAAGTTAAATTTGAACCATTAAGAGATGTTAATGGTACTCGAATATTTTTTTCAAAGAATTCACAAGAATTTGATAGAAGGTATGAAATAGAATCTGGATTGAGAGTATCTGATGATATATTTGATAATATATACTATGGTACACACCCATTCTCTAAGTTTAAAATATTTAACCCATATACATCAGATACAAATAAAATAAAAAATGTTGTTGTAAAACTATACACAGAATTACCAACTGAATTTGAAAATAGAACTCCAAAGATATCACTTTCTTTAAGGGAAGATTATATTGAAAGAATATTGGTATACCCATATATCAAAGAAGAAACTTATGATAACTTTTCATACGCTAACTTTAATATTGATATGGGTAATTATGGTAAATCACAAGGTACTGATTTAAAAACTTGGAATTCTTTATTAGATACCACTCTATCAACCTCACAACAAATAGTTGATAAATACTTATCAGGTTCAATTGGTAATACTACCTTAAACATAGATTATTCTAATTTCAAAAACTTTGTTAATTATTCATCAGCAGTAGAGCGTGTTAAAAACTTAAAGTATAAATTAGAACTCATAGAATCTTATGATAGTAGAATCAATACATTAAATTTAATTAGTGGCTCATCAGCACTAACTAATATATCACAATCACTACAAAGAAAATCAAATGTAATTAGTGGTATGGATGGTTGGGAAAGATGGATGTATTATGAAACCACAGGTTCTTTATATACACATTATAGCGCATCATCATATGTTATCAACCCTTGGCCGCATTATGATGAATTTCCAAAAAAACTTTATAGTGTAACATCATCACAGGCTATATCACACTACAATGGGTTAATTGATTCAGCAAGTATATATGATACATTTAATGATGCGAGATTAACAAAAACAATCCCATCATCAATGGCTGAGGACCCGCTAAACTTAGATTACATTTTATTCATTGATATGATTGGTCATCACTTTGATATTACGTGGAGTTATATAAAAGCATTGACTTCTATTAATGAAAGAGAAGAACATCCATATGATGGTATGCCAAATGAGTTATTATATGATGTTGCAAAATCTATGGGATGGAAACTTACACATGGTAAAGACCGTTCCGATTTATGGAAGTTCGCAGCAGGCACTGATAAGTTTGGTAATTATGCACAAACTGGTTCTTTACAAACTAAACCAGATGAACAAATTAATTATGAGGTTTGGAGAAGGATTGTAAATAACATTCCGTACTTACTCAAAACCAAAGGTTCTGCTAGAGCAGTTAAAGCATTAATTGCAACATACGGAATCCCACAATCATTCTTATCAATCAGAGAATATGGTGGGCCTGCAATAGAAGATAAAAGACACATTTGGGAACATGATAGATTTGTATACCATTTGAGAATGGATACAGATAACTATATTACAGCACCTTGGGATAAGATTGCAGATATAGACCCTCAAACTTATTTAAACAGAGACCCTAATCCAATTGATACAATTGAAATTCAGTTCCAACAAAACTTAATTAGAACATCATCCTTATTACATAAGGGTTCTGATTTTGCAGTATTGTTAGAACCAACATCAAGAACATCTGGTAAGGGTAATATTCATTTTTATTTAAGTGGTAGTAATGGTTACAAATCAGCATCTATTGAAGATGTACCTGTTTTTGATTCTAAGATGGGTACTCTATTAGTTCAAAGAGAAACATCAGTAGATGATATCACACAAAACAATGAATATAAAATTCAATAT